ATGTAGATCGGCTCGGGCATGTCAGGATGGTCGATAGTGATCAGCAGAATCGGTACTCTTCCTGTCTCAGAAGCGTACGCTGATTCCCGAAAATTTGCGGATATCGTCATGGCAGTACCTCGAACTCGAGTTGCACAACATAAAAACCATTGCTCATTGTCCAACTGGGCGGTGCGGTGAAGCGAAATTCCTTTGCTGTCAGGGATACCGGGTCTTTGTGCGAAAATCGCAACGAACCCCCAAGCAAGGTAGTTTCATAGAATGTGCGCAGCGTTCCAAGCTCCGATTCGGTCAGCTTCAATGTTCCCTTAACTGGGTACGTTTGCGCCGTGGATCTCCGTCTTATCTTCGCTGGTCCTACTTCCATTTCTGTTTTTAGTGTGGTATCTGGGCTTGATTGGCTATAGCCGGACTGAAGCAACTCGTCAGGAAGCCCACTAGCCCATACTGGAACGGTCATCGCATCACCAGATTGTCAGCCATACCAAAGTTTTGGCGCAAGCTCTTGTTCGTTGCGCTTCCCTGTTCTCTTGTTTTCTTCGCCACAAGTTGATCCACCATCACGTCAATTTCCAATCCATTCGATGTTTGTCTTTGCGAGGTTTCCCCGCCTTTTCCTGGTGCTTCCACCAGATTCACAATCACGTTGCCCATGCCACCACCTGCGCGCCCAACCTGTGTTGGTGTTACTTGCCCGGATTGGTTGCCGGTCAACAAGAATTGCTTGCCACCGGAAGAAAACAGTTCGGGCGTACCACGCTCATTTACTTGGTATAAAGAATTTGGAGAAGTTGGCCCACCAATTGCGCGCCCGCCCTTAAATAGTCCAGAAAATACGCTCGATGCCGCAGCACTTGTTGCGGAGGCTCCACCGCCCGCGCCGCCAAAACTCAACCCGGGTAGAGACTGTAACAGCGGAGTAATAAGTTGCATCTGCACATACATCCGCAGAATGTCTTTCAACACAGACTCTGCAAAGTCAGAAAACGAACCTTTCCCGCTTACGGCAAAATCCACCAGTGCATCAGTAGCCGCCCGTCCCCAACCCTGAACAGCGAACTTCAACTGTTCAAAGTCCTGATTCCCACCTTGAACGGTCTTGCGCATATCGTCACCTGCTTTTTCGAGTGCTTTGAAGTATGTGTCCGGCCCAAGCTGTCCGGTACTCAGCAATCGATTCAGTTCGTTTTGTTTTGCAATGAAAGTGTCCTCTGCACTCGCAACCTCAAGCGTTATCTGCTTGACCTTTTCCATGTCGCGCGCGTACTGTGCATTAAGGTCTTTTTGGGCAGTTAACGCGGCTTCGCTTTCCTTCATTTTCTGGATGTATGGTGCGGCGGCATCCGCAACACCCAAATAACCGGCTTTCAGTTCTATAAGCGCAATGCCGGTTACTCCCGCTTGCATTGATTCTTCCTTCAATGCCTTCAGGAATCGTTCTGATTCTGTGATGGCTGCTTGCTTCTCTTTGGTTGCCGTAGCTGTTTTCGGTGGATCATTGGGAATAAGCTTCTGCTCTTCTACTGCGGCAATAGGTTTTGCCGCCTCTTCTTTGATCCTCAGCAGGTCTTGTAAGTCGGCCTTAGCTTGGTCAATCCGGGATTCCGCTTCGTCCAAGTCTTTTTTGCTGTAGATGAAGTTATCTGCAAAAGGCACTACGGCATTTCGCCCACGCATCTTTTCCAGGCTTTCGGTCAGATCGTTAATCTTCTTTTGCTGTTGCTCAATGTCGGTCAGGTTTTGCGTTTTGAATAGCCGGGATAAGGCATTCGCCGCCCCTTCCGCAGCCGGAGTCAGGATACTTGCCAGCGTCGCACCCACTTCTTTGGAAATGACATTCATCGCAGCAAAGAACCGGTTGACCTTGAAGTCTGCCGTTGCCGCCATTTGGTCAAAAGCTTTATCCGTGATCCCGGCTTTGTCCGCCATCTGTCCCATGATCTGTGTAAACTCTTTCCCGCCGTTGTTCACCAAGTTCAAGGCAGGAAGGATAGCTTCAATACCCCCGAACAGAAGCCCAAGGGAAGTAACGCTTCCTCCGGTTTTCTGTTTGAGGTCGTCAAGGAAGCCAAGCATACCTTTGGACTTTATCGCTGCTGCGTTAAATTCCAGGCCAAGACGCGCGGCTTCGGCTGCGGCCTCGGCTGATGGCTTAACCACTGCGGCCAACACAGCTCGAACACTCGTTATCGACTCACGGGCAGACACGCCCGTCAACGTCAACGCAGCAACCGAGGCTGTAAGCTCTTCCAGACTAACATCTAACGCCTCAGCCAGAGGCACAACCCGACCAAGCCCATCGGATAGCTCCTCTATGGAGATTTTACCCGCGAGAGAAGCAGTAAAGAGCGTGTCACTTACTTCGTTTACATCTTTGACCTTATCCCCGTACCCCTTAACAATGTTCGTAAGTCCTGAGATAGCCGTACCGAGATTGCTGTTACCTCCGATAGCCAGCTTATTCGCTGCGGTAAGCAGTTCTGTAGCCTCTCGGGTATCTGTAATGCCTGCCGATAGCACCTCATAGAATGCCTTTGATTGGTCTGTTAGCCCCGAACCGAACTGAAGCGCAAGGTTCTGACTCTCTGCTGCAAACTCTTTTACTCTTAAACTGGCAATGGAAGAGGACAATAGAAACCTCAATCGGCAGGCTCCATCGCGTTAATCCCATTCCCGCTCAGGTAGAATTGGAGGCCGCAATTGGCTCCTCCCACCACTTCACAATGGGCGGTTAGTTCCTTGTTCGCGCTTAGCATCCTGAACTTGTAATGTCTTGGTAGCTCCATGAGCCTGTCGTCATCCAATTGAACCAACACCGTTACATCTTTGGGTAGGTTTTTAAACCAATAGAGGGGGTCGTTAGGGGACAGGCCGTTCATAAATTTTGTAAGGGAGGCTCAAACTCCCATCCTCAGTTTAGCCCCCACCTCGTCAGGTGGGCAGCACTGAAATGTTATTCTTTAACACCATTACAAAAAGTATTGAGGTCGGCGTTGCGGCCAAGTTCAGCGTGCCATGTTTCGTCTGGCATTACAGCATACTCCATAAGAGTGGCTGGGTTGGGATGGACGAAGGAGTCATCATTCCAAAGAATGCGGTTGTTAGGTTGGGCGGCAATTTGGCCTGATCCGTCTTCCAATAGGAGCAAGTGGTAGCATTTATGCTCTGGGGGATATTGGGAGTAGCCGTTGTCCGTGTGGTCTAGGGTGAACCAATAGGAGGCCGGGACCATGATGCCGTCCCTTGTGCGGTAGGAGCAGCCCATCTCCCGTAGGTATTCGTAGGCTGTAACGCTAAAGTCCCATCCGTGGCAGTCCCAGCTCTGGAGTTGGGGGAGTTGATGCCGGGGGCCGTTCTCCTCTGGTTCTGTATGCCGCAGTTTGTGTAGGGGTATTCTAGCCCATTGGCTACCCACTTCGGTCATTATGGAGAAGTGGAGGGCGCGGGATGGGAGGGAGGTGACGCCAAAGATGACGCAGCGGTCAAAGCAGGCGGATTCCTCAATGGAACCTCGTAGGATGTTCTGGTCCACCAGTCCATAGAGGTGTTGGGGGACGGAGGCGTTGAGCGTGTGGTGCACTATTTTTTGGCGTGACGGTAATAGGTGCCTCTTTTCCCGTCAACAACTACTTTCGTTTTCTTTTCCAACACACCAGAGCCAACCCAAACCTCTACTTTTGATTGCCCTGTGCTTCTGAGGCACTTATACTTATCGGTGAAGTCTCTCATGGAGAACCATCCGTCTTCACGATGGAGGATTTCCGCCGCCATTAGTTTGTCCATCTCACTCCAAGGGTTGTTTTTCATTAGTAGGTTTTTATGTTTGTTGCAGTTGTAAACTTGCCGTTGATGCCGCGAACTTGAAAGATGGAATAAGTCCCGTCGTCTTCTACCCAGCCATACACCCAGCCATGACTCCAGCGGAGTTTGCCGGTCTTACGGTTGGCGTAGCCGGGGTTCAGGTCGCACAAACAGCCTATGCAGCGGGCTTCTTGGGGCTTTAAGCCGGGGGTTGAGAAGGATTCTATGCTGTGGCAGTGGCCGAAAACTACGTTCCCGTAGATGCGAGAGTGGGAGGCGCAAGCTGACATCCCCGTGTGGAAGCCGTGAACTACGTTCAAATGGCCAATAGAAACAACCCCTAGACGGCTATCGTAGGGGATTAGGGCCGCTTTGTTCCTCTTTGCCACCATTTGTATGTCTTTGACCATTCTTTGCCCCAAATCGGCTTTAACGGCATCTGTGGACTCGGCTAAGTCGTATGCTCTTACGTCGTGGTTGCCCAGCATTAGGGTGTTGTCCTTGCCTCCCTTGAAGAAAGAGTCGGCAAAACTTGCCCCTACGTCAAAGTCATCCCTCATACTTAAAGCCCTGTCTTCCTCTGAGGCTCCCTTACGAATGGCTCCAAAGTCCCATAGGTCGCCAGCTATCACCCTTATCTCGGGGTTGAAGTCTTTGGTGAAGGCTAGGGCGGCGGCGCAGGCTTGAGGGTCCGCATGGTTGCCGTGGATGTCTGAGACAATGAGGAATTTCTTCATGTCAGCGGAGTTTAGCAGCTTTGCGGACAAGTCTTTCCTCTGAGGTCTTAATAGAATGACAGGCCACACAGATGGCTTGATAGCCGTCCTTCTCCACAAACAGGCGTTCAATGAAGCTATCCCAGCTCACCCAGCCTTTAAGCGGGTCAACTACGGGGTGGATGTGATCGACCTTTATGTCCTTGTTTCCTACGCTTTTTGAGCACAGGGAACAAGTGTAGGTGTTTCTAGCGGTGCGGGCTTCCTTCTTGGAGGTAAACTTCGGTGCCCAACGAGACGAAGCCCTACGCAGGGCCGAGGTAATGAAGCTCTTCTTGCGAGCCGCAGTCCATTGACCATTGCAATAGGGCTTCTCGTTCATACGCTTTCTAGGGCAAACATTAGGGCAATCTCTCTACTCTGGGCGTCGGTAAACCCAGCCATCCCGTTGTTCCATTGCCACTTCCATAACTCGCCCTCCTGCCATAGCTTCAACCTAAACCCCATGTTGGATAGCAGGCAGGCTTTGGCCTGAAGGATGGCGTGGGTGCGGGGTTGGTTCATGGCTGGTCTAAAACTTCTCTCCACGTCTCAACGTCGCACGGATGGCCTGCGTCGCCCCGGCTTATTGCCGTTCTAATTTCTTCCCTTATTTGAAGCCTACTATGAGGGGCAAGGTCGGCCCATCGTTTGATGAGATAGTCCGCCACAATACCCGGTGCTGCGCTCTTTCTTCCCAATGCGTAGCGAAAGGCAAATACCAGAATGGTTTCTTCAGTTGGGTTCATGGCGTGCCTTTCATGGCGGCAAGCTCAGCCTGAAGCTTTGCGTTCTTTAACCTTAGCTGTTCATACTTCCCAAGCTCTCCATGCCCATGTTTAATGGCCGCAAGTTCGCTTTCAAGGCGTCCAAGTTTTCCTAATAGGTCGGCTTCACGTTCCCCAGACATACCCAGCAAGCGGGCCTGCTCAAGACATTCAGCCTCGGCGCGTTCGACGCGGGCGAGTATGGCGACAATGTGGGTGTTGGCCTTCAACCGCTCCACCTCGGCGCGGAGGCGGGTGAGTTCGGCGTTGTAATCCGCGACCCACTGCTGCACGTCGCCGCAAGTGTGCTTGTCGATTGCTCCAGACCAAATTATCGACGCAAGGCGGTTCCGTTGGAGGTAGCACTCCACTTTCGCGGCGCTGAGTTCGCGTTCAATCGTCGCGCACTCTTCGCGCATTTTGTTAGCAGCGTTACCGCTCCAAAATTGATTTAACTCGTCCTCAAAAGTTTTTGACCACGCGGCGTCGGTGCGTGGTGTGGGTTGGTCGGGTGGGTTCATTTGTTAAAACTAGCTATCACTGTGTTACCTAAGAACATCACTGCTGCGTTTATGTGTTTGCATCTCGTTCGTTGAGGGTTGCCATATTCCACCACTGTCTGAGTTTTGTCCCACTCTTTCTGGCAGCGAGTCATAAAATCAGCGCAATTGCAGGCTCCGTTGGGACAATTCTCGTCTAGGTCAATGGTGTATTTTACGTCTCGGTCGGCGGATTCGCATTCTATCTGCGACCTACCGATGAGTTCACATTTCATTGTTCGTCCTTTTCGTTTTCTTGTTCGTTGAGAACCGACCAATCGCCAGACTTGAGCTTGTTGATTTTAGCAACTGATTTTTCCAATTTAGCATTGAGCTTCTTCAATTCGTTTTCGGAAGCCTTAATAGACTCGGCTAGTTTTTCTTGGCGAATGAGGATTTGTTTAATGCGAGATTCGGCATCATGGCGTTTTTCAGCCATAAAAGCGTTAGCCGCGTCTTCCAATAAATCCGTTAGGTTGAGTGAGGGGATGGGTTTCATGGTTCAAGTTTCTTGGCCGGTCTCTGGCATGTAGTGTTCCAGCTCGTGAATGCGGGCGATGTTGAGTAGGGCCACAGAGCCCTTCTCCAAGCGCACTAGAGCGTTGTAAAGATCAGTGGGGTTCTCCGAGTGGATGCAGTC